TTATCAAAACCTTGCGACGGGAACGGTCTACGACAGGTTTGACCGTGCCAAGCATGTTGCCGATGTTGATGATGATCCGTTAGGTGAAGAGCCGCTGAGGATAGGGATCGACTTCAATGTGAACAATATGAATGCAGTGGTCGCGATCCGGTCTGGCAATGCCCTGCATTTCATCGATGAGATCAGCGGTGCCCATGACACTGATGCCTTGGCACAGGAGATCTGCACTCGCTATCCAGGCCGGACGCTTTACGGTTACCCAGACGCATCAGGTGGCAACCGCTCGACTAATGCGACCAAAACCGATCTGGAGATATTGGCCAGTTATGGCATTAGCAACCAATCGCCTAAAGCAAACCCCAGGGTCGCTGATCGGGTTTCTGCTTTTCAAGGTGCTTTGGAGAACGGGAAAAACGAAATCAGGATCCAGATCAACCCACGATGCAAACGGCTGATCGAATGCCTAGAGCTGCAGGCATACAACGAACGCATGGAGCCTGACAAGGAATCGGGGCACGATCACATGAATGACGCGGCAGGGTATCTCGTATGGCGTGAGCTGAACCCACTGCACCGCAGGGCCGGCCGTGGCACCGGCATTAGACTGTATTAACAAAACATTGAACAATGGCCAAGCGCCGGAAGCCCAAACGCCGCAGGAGCTGACCTGCTACGCTCAGCACGTTGCCTGAGTTAATGGGTCTCAGGTTTCACTGCCAAGTGGGTTCAAAGCCTCAGCGAGTCGGGCCGCTGGGGCTTTTTAATGCCTATACGCATCCGCTGCTTTCCTTGCATTCGCTCGCTGCAGCTGCTTACGGTGCGATTCCACCAGGTGCATTGACGACACGTTGCAACAGCTGGTAAGCCCATCTTGAGTCAGGCACACCCTCACGCAATCGTCTGCGGTGGCGCTTACGTCCAGATCGTCCATGGCTCTTTTGATGCCTCTTGCTAAGTTAGGGCCGAACCCATCCCCAGCATCATGGAAGAATTTCTGAACGCCCTCGACGACCTGATCGCAGAAACTGAAGGGCTCAGCGTGATTGAGCTTGTAGGCGCTTTGGAACTAGCCAAAAACGACATCATCGCCGGGCTTGCAGTGGCTGAGCTGCTGACTGAAGACGGTGAAGAGGCAACAGCATGACCCGGCCTGTCGTAACCGCTGTGGGCCGTTTGCTGCAGCCAAAACACGGTGAACCGCGAAAGCATCAGCTGATTCAAGTTGATGCGAATGGCCGCGCCAAAATTATCAAAGATCAGCCGGCTTAAACTGTTAGCAAAAGGCGGCTGCAGCATTGGGCTATCAATCAACGGCAAGGAATAGAACTAAAACCTCAAAGGTCGTAAATGTCTACGACCCGAATCAAGCATGGATCGATCAGGAGCCACACTGGGAGCTGATCGAATGCCTGCTGACGGGCACCTATGGCATCAGGAAAGAGGGGCGTAAGTACCTGCCGCAGGAACCGCGTGAGCAAGATGATGCCTATCAGAACAGATTGCTGCGCAGCACGCTGCAACCGTATTACGTCAGGCTTGAGCGGCTACTGGCTGGGATGCTCACCCGGAAGCCGGTAAAGCTGAACGACATCAGTGATGGCATTCGTGAGGACTTATTTGATGTTGACCGGCAAGGCAATGACCTGAACACCTGGGTGTATGAAACAGCCCGTAAGGCGATCCGCTATGGCCATGTGGGCGTTTTGGTTGATGCGCCAACAGATGGCAACGGCAGGCCCTATTGGTGCAGCTACACGCCAAGGGACATTTTGGGCTGGCGCACTGAAACGCAAGATGGCAAGCCTCGGCTTGTTCAGCTCAGGCTAAAAGAACAGGTAACCGAGCCTGATGGAGAATACGGCGAAAAAACAGTCAACCAAGTCAGAGTATTGACGCCAGGCAATTATGAAATCTTCAGGCAAGATGACAAAAAGGATTACACATTATTCGAGGAAGGCACAACAAGCTTAAACGAAATACCGTTTTCAGTTGCATACAGCAACCGCGTGAATTATCTACAATCAAAGCCACCGATGGAAGACATTGGTGAATTAAACATCAAGGCGTATCAAGTTCAATCAGATTTAGACAACATCTTGCATGTTGCGGCAGTTCCAATGCTGGCAATTTTTGGATTCCCGCAATCAGCAGAAGAGATCACGGCGGGCCCTAATGAAGCGATGGCGCTACCTGAGGGCGCATCAGCCCAATACATCGAGCCGGGTGGGGCAAGCTTCAACGCATTGTTTCAGCGGCTGGATCAGATCGAAAAGCAGATCAATGAGCTAGGTCTGGCCAGTGTGCTGGGCCAAAAGCTTTCAGCCGAAACAGCCGAGTCGAAACGCATCGACCGCAGTCAAGGCGATTCCACGATGATGGTGATCGCCCAAAATATGCAGGACATGATCGACAATTGCCTGCGGTTTCATGCTGATTATCTAAACGACGCATCACCCGGCAGCGCATTGATCAACAGGGACTTCATGGGCGCTCGCATGGACCCAGGCGAGATCAAAGCATTGCTTGAGCTCTACTTGGCCGGGACCATCACTCAATCGACGATGTTGACCCAGCTAGAGGCCGGTGAAGTGCTCGGCGATTCGTTCGACCTTGAAGAAGAGCTTGAGGCAACGGCTGCCGGTGGCCTGCAGGAATGAGCACCCCTTCTGAGTTCTATCGGCATGCTGTTGATCTGAACAGGTTCAGCAATGCTGAGGCAAAGCAAATTGCGATCGCTTACAACCGCCTGATCCTGCAGGCTGTCGCAGAACTGCAGATCCTGGTCGAAGATGAGCGAGCCTTTGACCGTCAAACCAGACTCAGGGAGATCATCCGGCAGCTACGGGCAAGCCTCGATAACTGGGCCGGCGAAAGCTCCGCATTACTGGCAGGGGAGCTGCAGGGCCTAGCCACATTTGAGGAGCAATTCATCCGGGCGCAGCTGCTGGAGATGGTGCCAGAACGGATGATCGACCAAGTCAGAGCGTTGCAGATCGATCCAGCGTTCGCCCGTGCTGTCGTAATGACAGACCCAATTGAGATCGGCCTAAACGTTCTGTCTGATGATCTGCTGCAAGCAGTGGGGCCATCACCGGCAACCTTCAGGCTGACGGCCACGCAGGGCGCTCAAATCACGTTGCCCAATGGCTCGACCGTATCAAAAGCCTTCAGGGGAATCGCTGAATCTCAAGCTGAGCTGTTCACCAAAACGGTCCAGTCTGGATTCTTGGCAGGTGATTCAGGGCCACAAATGGCAAGGCGCCTAAAGGGCCGTTTGAAGTTTGCTGATTTTGGGCCTCTATCGGTCCGGCAACTAGCGCAGGCAGGGGGCCAGCTCACAGCAGTGGCCAACCATCAGGTGAACACATTGGTTAGGACTAGCGTCAATCAAGTGGCCAATGCGATCAGCCAGGCCACCTACAAGGCGAATGCTGAGATCACAGAGAAATATAAATACGTTGCGACGCTGGATTCACGAACCTCCGCACGCTGCAGGGCATTGGATCAGCAGGTGTTTGACTACGGCAAGGGACCAACACCCCCCCAACATTTCGGCTGCAGATCAGCGACCGTCCCAGAGATCGATTATGCAGCGCTCGGGATGCCTGAACCGCCACCTAGCGCAATACGCAGGCCAGGCATCATTTCAGGGCCGATGAGCAAAGCCGCCAAGACGCGGACGGTTCCGGCCAATCAGTCTTATGGGGAATGGCTGCAGGAGCAGGGCGATAACGTGAAACGCGACGTTTTGGGGCCTAGCAGGATCCCTTATTGGAACAAGCTGGTGAAGAAATACGGGCCAGAGGATGCAATCCGTAAGTTTGTCGCGAATGATGGTTCAGAGTTGACGTTGAAGCAGCTCAAGGAAAGGTACGGGCAGCCCTAGAATCAAAACAGCGAAAGCCATCCAGATGAAATACTCAGCAGGCATGAAGAAGGGCACTAAAAAAGGCAGCAAAAAGGGCGGCAAAAAATGAAGCCAGACCTATCTGGATGCCCTGGCTGAAACCTCCGAAATTCGGATGTTTGACCTGATCGAGTCTCGCCAGGGCCAGGGCAGCGATCAAAGGGCCTCGAGGCGGCAACATCGTTAGGGTTGGCACGGCTGACGATCCAGTGATCAAACTCAAATCAGAATCGACAGGCAACCCAGTCCTTAAGCGTCGATCACAATTGAAAGCAGCACCAAAGACGAAGTGAGTATCAAGCGCGGCGGCCATACGTTTGACGGCTATGACAAGCCGATCCGAACACCAAGCCATCCCAGCGGCAAAAGTCACGCTGTAGTTGTGAAGGTTGCCGGCAAACCCAAGCTGATTCGTTTCGGGATGCAGGGCGCAAAGCCAAAGCCGCCACGTAAAGGTGAGTCAGCAGCTGATAAGGCAAAGCGTGCATCATTCAAAGCACGACACGCCAAAAACATCGCCAAAGGCAAAACATCTGCAGCCTATTGGGCGGATAAAGTAAAGTGGTGAGGCAAATAAGCCTTACGGGTTTCACATGACCGACGAGATTACGTCTCAAGAACAAGAACAACCAACAGCCGATGTTGAAGCACTGAAGAAAAGCGTTGAAGCATTAGAGCGCAAGAATTATGAGCTGATAGGCAAGCTGAACAAAGCGAAGGCAGCTGATGTTGACGTTCAGGCGTTGATTGATTTCAAGGCAAAAGCGGAGCAAGACCAGCTGGAAAGCAAAGGGCGATACGCTGAGGCCAAAGCTGCGCTTGAGCAGCAATTCAGGGAATCGGCCACTGAGAAAGACAA